GAAGGAAACCAAAGGGCACAAGCTAAGTTTCAAAACACGTTTCAAAACCTTATGATCTCTGCCGCTAATGAGCGGACAAAAGAGATTTTTGGCAAACGATTAGATCAATATAAGCAAGGTCAATTTTATCGATCTGAAGCAGCCAGTATTGCATTTGCAGCAAACCAAACTCGTTTAAATGAGATTTATAAGGCTGCAAAGTTTGGTAGACTTAAGGATGAAAAAGCACTAGCTGCTTCGATTGGTAGTTGGAATGCTGCAGATGAAGGCAATCGTGGACGTTCATTCAATTTAGCCAAACAAAAACAAAATCTTGCAAAATTTGGTATTGCTTCGTCAGAGCTGACAGAAAGCCTGACAAGTGCACGTATTGCTTCACAAGCTGCAGATAAAAACGTTGCACGCCAACTAAAGGAAGCTGAGTTCCGAGCTTACAGTCAGATTGCAATTCCACCAACTCTGCAAACTAATTTGCCTTCACCTGAGTTCGGTCCCATGGCACAGCTACAACTGCCTAGCAGTAACAGCGGCTTGTCTATTGCTAGTGCCGCACTGGGTGCTGTCAGTAACTTTGCAGCTAATGCACCGCCAGGAACGTTCGGAAATATGTTCGGCGGTGGAGGATCACCTGCAGGAGCAAATCCATACGCAGGTGTGCCCTCAAATTACGATCTCGGTGTAAATATGAAATTCAGTGGTAACATTCCATTTAATCCGTGATGCCTAAAGAATTTGAACCGGGTATGCGTTACCAAGGCTATGCTCAGACCCAAGGGTTTGATCCTATTGAGCCTGTTGACGTGACCCCTCTCCTACGGGAGAATCAGAGAACAGAACAAAGCAACATGCAGCGTATGTTGGACCAGAGTCTGCAGGTCATGCGGATTCAGGCCCAGGAAGAGCAGAATGCGTTGCAGCGTCAAAACGATATGCTTGATATTTTTCAAAATGATCAAGTACAACAACTGCAAAATTTCAGCGAGACGCTTACTTCCAGCCTTGCTGCATACAGAGACTACAGAAAAGACAAGGACATTGAAGCAGGCATGAACCTTGCATTTGTAGAGGGTCTGCCTGAAGCTACAAGACAAAAGTTCAAAGCAAACGAGCGTATGGCAGAAGAAGCAGCCACCGTTTCTGAAGGTGTTGCTCTTTCTTTAGAGGCTGAGGATGCACCAACTGACATCGTAGAACGTGCACGTAATTTGAGTGGTTGGAAAGGCTACGGCTATGCACGTGGCATCGCACAGCTTGCCGGTTCACAGTATGGAGCTTTTTTTGAACAAGTCGGTGGCGAGCTGCAAGTAGAAGTAGCGCCAGGTCGTTATGTCAGTCTCGACAGTGCTGAAACGTCTTCAGACTTTGCTGCTATTACCGCAGAGATTCGTCGCCAATACCTCAAGAACTTTGAAGGTATGAACCTTGCCCTGCTGAATGAGTACCTGTTCCCTAACATGCGTAGCTATGAAGCAAAAGCAGCAAGTGATTTTGCAATCCTTCAACGGCAACGGGCTATTGCACGCAGGCAGACAGAAGCCTTCGATGAGCTTGCTGGATTTATCCAGGGTGAAAATAGTGAAGATGGTATAAGTGCTGCAGAAGGTTTTATGAAAACCCTCAACACCCACCAGTATTCACTTGGAGGTGATAGAGGGACTGCACGTGCGTTGCTTGTCAAAGAACTGACTGACGGTCTAGATGGTATGCGATACGACCCTGCAGCGGTTGAACGCATGATTGCCGAACAAACCATCATGTTCAACGGCAAGGAAACTACTCTTCTTAAACAGTTCCCCCGAGACTTTGCACCTATTATTGCGAAAATTAACGCAGCAAAGAATCGAGCTGACCAGTTAAAGCAAGATGACCGCACTCGTAGAATGTTTGCTTTCAATGAAAATTTGAGAGAGCAGATGAAAAAGCAGGGCACACCCATGACTGAGGCCCAGCTTGATATTGTTGATCAAGAATTTTTTGATCAGTTCCAACAGGAAAACCCATTTACACAATCTTACAGGACTGTAGAAGATAGGGACGAGGAAGCTGCAAAGACTTATGGTATGCTACTTGTACATAAAAAAGGTTTTGTGAGTGAGGCTGAGGCTGCAAGAATGCCTGCTTCTGTAGTCTATGAGTTTCGTAAACAAAATTTAGTTAGAGAAGAAAGTACAGTCACTCTAAGTAAAGAAGATAGAGATAGGGCCAAGAAATTTGTAAATGGTTTGTCTGTTCGGATCATGCAATCTGGCGGCAACCCTAGGGGTGATGACTTGGAAGACCTTTTCAGGGATAATGCTTACCAAGATTTTGAGCGTCTATATACTGATTACCTCATGACAGGCTCAGCAAAGACTGCGCAAGAGGCCTACAATATGGCACGTCAAGCTGTTAAAGAAGAAGCTGAGACTCGTGACTCGCAGGGCAAACTTGGTGGCGGATATGTCATACCATTCAAAAGTAATCCAAACACTGTTACAGCTAACAAAACTAAATTCCAAAATTTAGTTAAAGCATTTCCTACACATGAATCTATTTATACTAAGTCTGACCTGTTTGCAACTGATGTCAACGAATTTAAAAAGAACCTTGAACGCGGGAAACTAAAAGTCCCGTTGATATTCGAGCAGGTCGCAAGGCCCATACCGGGTGTTGACGGGTTCGATCTGGCTTCTGCACAGTATCAGGCCCATTTTGGTGAGCGCCTCAAAGCGCCTCCAGTAACTAAACAACTTGCAGAACAGACACCGTTAGTTCAAAACCTACTTAAAAACTACCCCTCACCAGCCCGCACACATCGTGCTCTTTTGTTGTCTCAAGCAAATGGTGGTGATACTAACCTGTTTTTAGAACTTGTCAAAAACAAAGAAAGCAAGGCATATGGTGAGTACGATGCTATGAACACTGGCGGTACTGATCAGGGTCGTGTTGCTTTTGGTTCTGCAAACAGCAAAGATGTCCTTGAAAAACCTCTGACACAGATGACTCTTGCAGAGGTTATGGAAGTGCAGAAAGACCGTGTCTGGGCAGCAGGTGCTTATCAAATTATTCCTAATACCCTTAAGGAACTGGTCAGGCAGTTAGATCTAGACTTAAACGCCAAGTTTGACAAACAAATGCAAGACAGCCTTGCCATGGCCTTGTACAGGCGACGTGTGGCTGATTATGGAACCAATCCTCAATCGTTAATGCGAGGGTTGCGTCTTGAATGGGTAGGACTTCAAAACGTAGAAAACGAAGTTTTGCTTGAGGCAATGAAATCTATGTCTCCATTCAATCAACCTGAAAACGTTTATCCCGGATTGCGATGACTGATTCATTTAACAGAGAGGCGATCCTGGAAGAAATTTCAGAAGCAAACGAACGCCTTGATTCTAGAAAGCAACAATACGAAGAACCGGTTTTGACTCCAGAGCAGGAAGAAGAAGAAGATGACGACGAAGTAGATGTTGGTAAAGAACTCCGCAATGCTTTTGTAGGTGGTGTCCGTGACACAGCCAGCTCCATCGTGACTGCTCCAGAACGTGTGCAAGACATGTTTAACGGACAGATGGAAGCTGCCGGTGAGGATTATGAGCCAGAGTTCAACCCTTTCAAACAAGATGAAGATGAACTTAACAAAACATGGTGGGGTAACTTAATTCGTGGCACTGTGCACTTCGGCACAATGGCCGCTGGTGTTGTTCTCGGTGCCAAAGCAGTTGCAGCCGGTGCAGCCGGTACTGCTGTTGGTGGTGCTGCATCTTGGCTTGCTGGCACGGGAGCCTCGTCAACAATTGCCGGTTCTCTGGCACGTGGTGCTGTAGTCGGTGGTACATCTGATCTTTTGTCTGAATACTCTCAGGATGCCAACATGCTGGGAGAACTCCGTGATCATTACGGACTTATTGATACTCCTTTATCAACTAAAGACGCAGATCACCCGATTGTTAAAACGTTCAAAAATATGGTCGAAGGCATGGGTATTGGTATCGTCGTTGACGGTGTTGCCTCTGCAATCGGCAGGTCTAGGGTCCAAAGCCCGACAAAGGTTGACCCCAAACCAAACCTGCAAGCGATCAAAGATGCTGACAGAGTACACGGTCACTTGTTTGAGAAAGCCCACCAAGAAGCAAAAATTGCTGTTGATAAAAACCTCCGCAATGCCACTGCTGAGCGTTTGATGCGGTCACCAAAGCAGCCGGTGTTCTCAAACCTTAGTCCTGAGCAGCAGATTCAGGAGATGATCATTACTAAGAAGCGTAACCGTACAGGTCTTTACGATACTTGGTCACCACCAGAAACTGCTGATCAGCGTGCTGCACGTAAAATTGCAGAACGTAATGAGAATATCGATTCCCAAATTGTTGAGGTAGGTACAGAGGAACTTAAGAACGAAGGTCCTGGTGCATACAAAGGTAAAGGTGTCTACACTGACACGCACCAAGCTAACCCTACGTCTACCGAAAAGGTTTACGACATTTATCTAGATGTCAAACGTATCAACGAAGAAGCCAGTTCAGAGCTTGGATCTACTGGTACGTTGATGACAGATATGCAAATCATACGGACTGCAGACGGTGGTGTCCGGATTACAGATGAGGCTGCACGTCAGTTCTTCGGTGAAGAGCGTTTCCAAATGCTTCTGAAGAGTCTGAAGGAACGTAAACTTAGTCTCGATGATGTGTTTGCAAGCTCTTTTGCAAAGGCACAAGAGATTATTGGTGGACGTGATGCAGGCACATTGTCACCTGATGAGTTTTGGAAACCCATCATGGACGACATCAGCGCACGTACAGGTGGTAAGGACAGTATTGATTACTGGGCTATCGAAAACGTCATTGCAGCTGATATTGTCAACACAGCCTTGTTCAGAAAGATTCGTGACATGGCTGCCGCTGGCTTTGACATGAAGAATATGTATGACGTGGATGACATTGGTGCACCTGTCACACAGATTCGTAACAACCTGATTGTAGGTCTGACCGAAGCAAAACGTTCTCGCTACACCATCAGTACAGAGTTTCGTAGCCTACAAGCTCGTGATCCTAAAATGGCAAGGAAAGCCATGGAGGAAACGTTTACTGAAATTCATGCCTCCACTAAGGATCAAGTAGACATGATGCTTGAACTTGGACGAGCGGATGCAACTGATGACTTCCTGCACGCAGTGCTAGAAGCGTTTTCTATCTCTAATGACGTCCACAACTGGACTGATTTTGACGGATTCATGCGTCGTCGCCTGAAGGGTCAAACAACAGCAGATGGTGTTAAAAAGACTGGTTTGCTGATCCGTGAACTGCAAGGCGTGATGATCAACAGTGTTCTAAGTGGTCCCAAGACTCCTATGCGAGCAATCATGGGCACTAGCACTGCTGTGTTTACACGTCCTATGGCTCAGATGCTGGGCGGTATGGTGAACTTTGGTCTGTCTGGTTTCCGCGATACACACTCTATCCGTGTCGGCCTGGCGACTGCAAACGCCGCTGTACAGATGATCCCTGAATCATTCAAGTATTTCAAGACCCGTGTCAACGGCTACATGTCCGGCGAGCTGTCCACAATTCGCAACCGTTATCAAGAATATAACGCTGCTGACAACCAGTGGAAGCTGATGGGTCATTGGGCAGAAACACGCGGCACTGCTGGTGATAAGTTCATTTACAGGACTGCAAACGTTGCTCGTACCCTGAATGACATGAACTTGTTCACGTACTCTACAAAGCTTATGGCTGCGACAGATGACGTGTTCACAATGATTTTGGCTCGTATGCGTGCAAAAGAAAAGGCAATGAATGCTGCTTTTGACGCACGTAACGCAAACAAAATTCCTGACATCACACCAGATCTTATCAAAGAAATCGAGACTCGCGAGTACGCACAGATCTTTGATCCTATGGATGGTTCTGTCAGTGACGCTATGCTCAAGCATATGAAAGAAGAGGCTACGTTTACTAAAGACGTAGGCATGTTGGGCAAGTCTATGGACAGACTGTTTGACGCACAGCCCCTGCTAAAACCCTTCTATTTGTTCGCACGTACCGGTATTAACGGTCTTGAGTACAGCCTCAAGCACGCTCCTGGCTTTAACTTCTTAGTCAAAGAGTTCAACGACATCGCCTTTGCAAAGCCAGACAATCTTGAAAATGTCACACAATACGGTATTACAAACGCTCTTGAGTTGCGTAACGCACAGGCTCTACAGGCAGGACGCTTCGCTATTGGTACTGCTGTCGTTACTATGGCAACTCAGCATTACCTGTCTGGCAATCTTAGCGGTAATGGACCTAGTGATGTCAAACTAAAAAGAGTATGGGAAGCCGCTGGCTGGAAGCCACGTTCTATCAAACTAGGTGATGTATGGGTCAGCTATGACTCTATGGAACCGTTCTCCAATATCTTGGCAATGATTGCAGATTTAGGAGACAACCAAAAGATGATGGGCGATGAGTTTGTTGAACAAGGGCTTGGAATGATTGCCCTTGGTGTTGGTAAAAGCATGATTTCCAAAACTTACCTGCAAGGTCTGCAGCAAGTCACTGACTTGTTCGGCAACGACCCGAAGAAGTTTGGCAAGATTGCAGCCAACCTGGCTAACAACCAAGTACCTCTGTCGTCTCTGCGTAATGAGATTGGCAGACTTATCAACCCAGTCATGCGTGAGTTGAACTCTGGGTTCTCTGAACAAATTCGTAATCGCAACCTGATTACTGAAAAACTTGCTGGTGATAATGAGTTGCCGTACAAGTACGACATTCTCAACGGAGAACCGATTAGGAATTGGGAACCTATGACCAGAATTTTTAACATGGTCAGCCCGATTCAATTTAACCTAGATCAGTCGCCAGGACGTCAGTTCTTGTTGAACAGTAGGTTTGACATGCGGACGTCAGTCTACACAGCACCTGGTAACCCAAGTGTTGATTTGTCAGATTCACCACGACTTAGGTCTCTATTTCAAAAAGCAATTGGTGATCACAAAGTCAACGGTAAAAACTTAGAGCAACGTCTTGCAGATTTAGCAAAGCTTCCATACATTAAAAAATCCATGCAAGATATGGATGCGGATTTCCGTGCCGGCTTCATTGGCAAAGATCCTATGGGATACCCGCACAACGAAGCTATCAAAGCAATTATGGAAAGCACACGCAAAGCGGCATGGGCTAAGGTTAGTAGAGATGCAGATGCTATTGCACTCATCAACGCAAGTCGTGCAGAAGCAGCTTCTAAATACCTACAGCAAAGGGGCGAAACAGAAGCAAGTAATGATATGTATCAACGCTTCCAAAATTTCCAAAACAGTGTAAACCGCTAACAAATTTAAGTAAATTGCTGTGACACAGAATACTTTTGCGGGGAACGGTACAACCGGCCCCTTCAATTTTACATTTGAATACATTGATGAGACTGACGTCAGGGTAAGTATTGACGGCACAACTCAAGCTACAACTGCATACACATTTCCAACAGCTTCTACTCTTCAATTTGTTTCGCTGACCCCCACCGCCCAGCAAACGATCCGTATCTTCCGTGAAACGGATGTTGATAGTCTCAAGGCTACATTTTTTGCGGGTTCCTCCATTCGTTCGCAAGATCTTAACAACAACTTTGAGCAAAATAACTTTGCTGTTCAAGAAATTAAAGAGCAGTACGTCACCGAAGAAAACGGTGAGTTCACTACTAACGTAGACATGAACAGCAACCGGATCACCGATATGGCTGATCCTGTAAATGCACAAGACGCTGTTACCAAACAGTACCTGGAGGATAACTATTTCGACGATGGTACTGAGACTATCCTAGCTGCTGAGACTTGGCCTGACAACGACACTACGATTGCTACTACTGCAGCTATCGATAACCGTGTTGATTCTAAAATTGACACGGCTATGGAAAATGACGTCCTTGTCAACAACACAGGTCTTACAAAATCTGCCACAGGCGGCCAAGTAACACTCGGTATTGCAGCTAACTCTGTTGACCTAGATCGTATTAAAGATTCTGACAAAATTACTCTTTCTGAGCAAGAATCAGATAATGATCAAGTCGGTACTGATGATCAAATCTTCACTGCACAAGCTGCTACCCGCAGGTTCAACAACTACTACCAGAACGACGCACCAACTGCTACTGACGGTATTGGTGTTGGTCAAGTTTGGGTTGACCCTAATGATGACCTAACCCTGTCTGTTTGGACTGGATCTGCATGGAGTGCGATCACTTCTGGTGGTACATTTAGCAACCAACCAAAAGTTGTTTACGTTGATGCTGGTAGTGGCGACGATAGTAATGACGGTCACCGTATTAGTCGTCCTAAGAAAACAATCAGAGCTGCACTTTCTGACATTAATAGTGATTCTAATGGTGATGGTAGCATCATTTCTGTTGCACCTGGCATTTACGCTGAAACTTTGCCGCTTGACATTGAAAAAAATGATGTCGGTATTATTGGACAATCGCTGCGTACATGTATCATTCACCCTCTTATCCCAGAAGCGGATAGAGATGCTTATGACGTAGATAGTCCGCACTCTCAAGAATTGCAAACTATGTTCCGCGTTAATAGCGGTTCATACTTCCAAAACTTGACACTTACTGGTCTGAAGGCCAGTGGTACACGTGGTGCTAGTGGGTCTCTGTATACAGATAGTACACATGGTTTGCCTCCTAACCAAGGCTGGAACTTTGCGTTCTTCCCTAACGCAACTATTAAAAAGTCCCCGTACATTCAAAATTGTACAAACTTTAGTGACAGCCAGATTAACAACGTTCCTGCTAATTTTAGCCCACATATTCCTGGAGAAGGTGCAGCTGGTGACCTTGACTCTGCTCCTACTGGTGGCGGTATCTTGGTTGACGGAAGCGTACCTGCTACTGCAAGTCCGTTGCGTTCAATGGTTGCGGACAGCTACACCCACACTGCACTAGATGGTCCCGGTATTCTTGTCACTAACAACGGCTACGCACAATGTACTAGCAGCTATGCGTTCTTTAACCATGCACATATTACGTGTCTAAATGGTGGTCAAGCAAACCTTGCAGCATCTACCACTGACTTCGGTCGCTTTGCTTTGGTTGCTGACGGTAAATCTCCTACAGCCATTTTTACGTCTAACGTAGATGGTGCTGCAGCTGATTGGTTTGGTGATGCAACTCGACCAGCAAATAATATGCTGGTTACTGTAAACAGCGTTACTTATCCTGTTTTAAGTGCTGTTCCTCGTACTGATAGTGAAGGCGGTGCCGGATTTACTGTTACAATCAGTCGTCCAGATACCTCTGACAGAAGCGTCAACAAGGGACTCAATGGTGCAGTAAGTGACAACGCTGCTGTGTCGTTCTTCCTTCGGTCAATGATCGCTTCTAGTGGTCACACAATGGAGTACGTTGGCAGTGGTACTGACTATAACGCTTTGCCTGAAAATGGTGGCGTGCCTAACGACAGTAACCAAATCATCGAAAAAAATGATGGTAAAATTTGGACTGCTACTACTGACCACAAAGGTACTTTTAAAGTTGGTGACTTCTTTACAGTAGATCAATCGGCAGGTACCTTGTCTGTTGATAGCGGTTCGTTTAAGGTTGACCTTGGTACCCTTAACCTCAACAATGCTGGTGATGCTGTTGTTGGTGCTGACATAGATATGGGTTCTAATGAGATTACTTCTAGTAGCGGTGATCTCGAACTTAATGCAACCGGTAGTATCGACGTTAACAGTAATAAAATTATAGGTCTTGCTGCACCTACTCTAGCCACCGATGCCGCTACTAAAGCGTATGTAGATGCTAACACCTTCGGCGCGGTAAGCGAGGATACTGCACCAACACTCGGCGGTAATCTAAACGTTTCTACCCATGAAATTATTAGTAGTGATAACCGTGATATTACTATTGACCCTAACGGTACTGGTGATATTGTACTGGAAGCAAAAGTTGGCATTGGCACCAATTCACCTAGTCAAAATCTTCACATCTTTGAAGCGACTGATGATGACGTCGGCATTCGCATTCAAAACAATGATGGTTTTGCAGAACTTGAGGTAGATGCTGACGAATTAAATTACAATGCTGATTCGCATGTATTCAACAACCAAGCGGACGATGCCGAGCGGATGCGCATCAACGCCTCTGGTAATGTAGGTATTGGAGCAACAGCACCTGACCAAAGGCTTCATGTAACAACAAGCGCCGTTGATGTAGTCAAGATTGAATCAACAAGTAACGGAAATGGTCCAAATCTAACATTTAGGCATTCAGGAACTGAACCAGGTGATGATGACGTTGTCGGCAAACTTACTTTTGAAGCCACTAATGACAACAGTGAGGTGCTAACCTTTGCCGATATTGAGGCCATTTCGACTGATGTAAGCGACGGCGCAGAAGATGGCGCGCTTGCATTTAGCACTAGAAGTGGCACGGCGTTAGACGAGCGCCTGCGAATTACCAACGATGGTCATGTTGGTATCGGAACTACGACGCCTGATGGCACTTTACACGTCCATTCAGGCACAGCAGGAGATGTAACTGCAAACGTTGGTGGTGATGATTTAGTTGTTGAAAATAATGGCGATGTAGGCATTAGCCTTCTTACAGCAGATGGCAACAACACTTCAAACGTATTCTTTGGTAACGCCACTGATTCTGTAGGTGCGCGAATCAGTTGGAATGACAGCACTGATAACAATGCCGGCGAAATGCAGATTGGCACTGCAAATGCTGGTGCAACTCTGCGGTTCAACACAGCTGATGAACAACGGCGCATGACGATTGACGCCGCCGGTAACGTTATGATCGGCACGCCAACGGCTGCTGCTAATACGCAGTTTACAGTCCGAGCAGCAAGCCCGCACATCAGCCTACTTGGAACGCCAGGAACTAACACTTCGCAAATCAATTTTGGCGATACAGACGATCACGATATTTGTAATATCAGCTACACGCAGACTGACAACAGACTGCACTTTACTGTAAATGCTGTCGAGCGGGTGCAAATTGACGACAATGGGCGGTTGTTAGTGGGTCATACCACGTCAAGAGATGTGGCAAACGTTGCCCAACCCTCAATCCAAATAGAAGGAACGAATGTTTCAACTTCTACCGCATCTATTGTTAGAAACCAAGCTGACGCTAATGGTCCAATTTTAGCGTTAAGCAAATCACGAGGCACAGCAACAGGTGCTAACACTATTGTTCAAGAAAACGATATAACGGGTGCTATTCATTTTGCGGCGGCAGATGGTACAGATCTAAATAGTTTCACAGCTTGGATTCAATCAGAAGTCGATGGCGAACCTGGCGGAAACGACATGCCAGGCCGTCTCACGTTCCATACAACAGCTGACGACGCAGCTGCTCCGACGGAGCGGATGCGGATTCATAGCACTGGCACTGTATCTTTCGCTAATGGCATTGAATTAGGAAGTGCACTCGACGACACGGCAGCTAATACGCTGGATGACTATGAAGAAGGTACTTGGACTCCTGCCCCAGCTTTCGGTGGTGAAACTGATAATGTTGCCGGAACATTCCAAGGAAACTACACAAAAATTGGACGGCTAGTTACTGTATTCTGCGCACTTCAGTTTACCAGTAACGGAGATGGGACTGGTGGTAATACGGTTGGTGGACTTCCTTTTGAAGTTGCTGACACGTTTACCGCTAATAATAACGCCGTCGGCGCTGAATTTTCTGGCTCTGTTGGCTTCTTTGCTAATGGTGGTGACCGTGAGCGTGCAACATACGGTGTCTTGGCCCTTTCTGGAACAAATAATGTCCAATTTATTGGTGGTAGTAACTCTAATCATGCAGATTTAGATGTTGTTTTGGGAGAAAATACAATTGTAGATAATAGTTCTATTCGGTTTACATTGCAATACCTTACAACTGCCTAAACCTATTTTATTTGGAGAATAATCTTAATGGCTATTACAAAACGAACTGAAATTAAAGAAGAAATCCTTCCTAACCAAGTAATTCAAGTACGAGTTGCTACGGTTGTTGAAGAAGATGGTGTTGAACTTGGTCGTAGCTATTGCCGCCACGTTGTTCATCCTGGTGAAGATGTAAGTGGTGAACCACAAGAGGTCCAAGACATTGCTAACGCTTTGTGGACATCTGAGGTTATTGCCGCTTATCAGGCTTCCCTTAGACCTTCAGAAGCTACTACAGAATAATATCGACCTTGTTTGCCTTTTAATCAACCGATTATCACAATGATTGCACTTATCCGTCCCGTATTGATGTCGTTCCTCGGTAGCGACAAAGTGAAGCGACTTATTGTTGATATGCTTCGCAAACTTGCTGAGAAGTCTGACAACACTGTAGACGACGCAGCTGTTGACGTTCTTGAACGCGGCTTGTTTGGTGATAGCTAATGGACTTAGGAGAGCCACCGATACTACCGTCTCTACGGCTCCCTGAACCCCTTGCGTTACCGCGTCCGGTACTAGAGGTGCCACGGGCTGACTTGCCTTCATACAAGCCGCTTGTGGTGCCTCCTAGCGACCTCCGACCACCCCCAGGGGTCAAAGGACCAAAGACAACCGAAAACCTAACCCCACAAACTCTACCTAAACTGCCGAGTGACATTCGTTATCTTGATGTCCCTAATACTGATATTACTGTACCTCTACCCAGTAACGAAATCTTAGTCACTGCTGGCACGACTGCGGTTGTATCCGTTGCAGCCACCCTTACAGCCACTGCAGTTTTCAAATGGACAGTAAACCTCTTGAAACCTTTGTTTAAGAAACTACTCACTCGAAAGAAAAAAGATGGAGAAAAGACATCACACGTGGCTAAGTGATTTTTGTGGAGAGATAGTCAAAGCACTTGTCCTGTTTTGGAGTGCAGGCGTTTTGACTGCATCCTACATGGGGATGTTGCAAAAAATGGACCCAACTTTTGTGGCCTCGTTGCTTAGTGGAACTTTAGCTTCCTATGGCATATCTCGTGTAGATAAAAACTCTAAATCTGACCCACCAAAATGAAAAAACTACTTTTGTTGTTGCTGTTGGCTTCTCCAGTCTCAGCACAAACTGTCACCCCGCAGTTCACCCAGGGGTCGATGCAATCCACTACAACTACCACCATCGACATCGAACGTACTATCGAAACGGAAGTGTACGGAGGAGACTATTCGAGCTGGTCTGGCAGTAACATAACTCCCAGTGCAGATATTAGTGGTAGTGGCACAACCTTTTCAGTAACCACCGCTGGAGACCCATGGTCACTAGAAATCACCACCCGCGATGCAGGAGTCGTAGAGACAATCGACGTCACAGAAACCATCGAATCCACCTCTACCACTACCTCGCTCTCTATCTTCTCGCAATAACCCCTGCTTACGCAGAAGATCCAAAGGTACAAAATACATCATCGCCTGTAGCAGCCGCTACGGGAAATGTTACTAACCAAGCTGTACAATTTCAAAACAATGGTGCACCAAGTAGACAGATGTTTGGTGCTAATAACTCTTGCAATGGAGCTACGATGACATTTAGCCCATTTTACATGGGCAATGACACTATTCCGTACCAAACTGAAAATTATGTACGGTCTAACAACTACGGAGCGCAGCTTAATTTTAGTGTACCGCTAGACGGTGGCATGATTGAGCAGTGCAAACAGATAGCACGTAGGCACGAACAGACAATGCGGCTCCAATATGAGTTGACAAGAGCACTGAAGTGTACAGAAATCATGAAAGCTGGCTTTACATTTAGGCCAGGCAGTCGTGTGGAGGTTATATGTCACGACATTGTACCTATAGTATCGCTAACAAATGAAAAAGAAAGCAACGGAGGATCAGTTCAACGAACTGCACAATCTGGTAACTAAAGAGTTTCTCACTCGTATTAAGTCCGGTGACGCCACCACACAGGACCTTAAAGCAGCATGTGACTGGCTAAAAACCAATGACATCAGTGGTGTTGCTATGGAAAGCAGCCCACTTGCAAAACTTGCTGCCGTAATGCCAGAAGTTGACCCAGAACTTGTTCAACAAAGGCTATATGGCCGATGAATACATCTTCTTACTACAAATCTAACCCTGCAGCACGCAAAAAGCGTCTAAAACAGCAGGGTGCCTACAACAGAACAAAAAAAGGACTCATGATCCGTACAGCAGCTAACAAGCTGAACCATAAGCTTGGCACGTACGGCAATAAAGATGGCAAAGACGCATCTCATACAGGACCTGGCAAAGGTAAAACAGAGAATGCCTCTGTAAACCGCCGTCGTCCACGTATGAAACAACGCTACGCATGACTCCTTTACTTCCTACTCCTG